TGGCCGATGCTTGTAAATTACGAGCGGGGATTAAAGAAGGAGAGCCTGAAATGGCACCACTTGCCTCTGTGTAGCTAGAAATAGAGCCTGACTTTTGAGGCAAGATAAACGAACTAGGGGCAAGATTCCCATTGGGATATGCAGAGAATGTTTGGTTAAAGCCACCCGCATTTCTATTCCTACCCCCACCTTTCAAAGTATTCCCTATTTGTCCAGAGTAAGCTCCGACAAATTGATTAACACTTACAAAAGCAGCTCGTCCGTTATATCTAAGCATTATCCCCAACCAAACTCTAAAGACCCATAAAAGTTACTCGATGCCGCCGTGGCCGCCCCCGCGAAGTACAACCAAGTCAAACAAGCGCCATCGTGTATTTGAGGCAGACTCGGAAGGGCATTAACAAAATCGCGCTCTGATGCAATAGTTGCCGCCACCAAAGGAATAGTCATCAGTGGTCGTGCCAGAACTAAAGCCGCAGTTCCAGCGCTAGATGCCGCTGAAAGCTGGACAGATTGAACAGACCTTATTCCATAGTCACCAGATGCCAAAGGTAAAAATGGCCCATAGTTATTCGCCGCCGTACCAGAGTGTGTAATATGCGGAGTAATCGCCGAAGCTGTGCATGACACAGTTACAGGCAAAGTGTTCCCTGAGTTATTATCTTGGTCTGTGTATGACATAGATAAATTGTGTGCCGTCGCGCCCGTGGTAGTCGTGACAACTAAATATGCCCGAACCCCTAGCCCATTCGCATAGCGCAAAGTCGGAGTGCCCAGCAAAGTTTGCAATGCCGATGAGTTCATATTTATACCAGGATAGTATCCCTGCATATCTACAAGCATTAGTTGCGAAGGGACGCCTGTAGCTACTGCGGTAACAGCGGAAGCATTTAAAAGATGCTTCGTGTCGGTTGATACGTTCCCGCCATTTCTTAAACCAAAGATTTGAGTGCCATTGCCAGACGATTCATTGCAAGTTGTCCAAGTCAAAGCAGTGCCCGCCCAAGCGTTAGCTATTGGTGTACCGCCCAAGGCGCTCATATCATACCAGCGGCCAGCGGCGTATGCGGCGGCACCAGTGATTTTATTCCAATCATTTCGCCAGTATTTACCAGAGGTAATTTCGTTTATAAGGTCATCCATTGAGGTAAAAGGCATACTCTCTCCTATGTGTTTATAAAAAGTAGTTCAGACCTGAGTGCTCCTGCACTTGTGCCTGACCTTTGAATTAAAAAATTTAAGTAAGCGCCTTGTTTAATCTCTGGCGGCGTTAAATCATTCACGCCGAAAGTTTTTTCCACTGGCGCTCTAGCCTCAATAAGGCTTATAGTCGCTAACGGCTTCACAAGAGCCAAACAAATAAAGCCGCCTGCCGATGCTGCAAATTGAACCGAATCAATGCGCTTTACTCCAAAACTGCCATCAGTCAAAGGCCAGAACGGAGTCGCTGAGCCAGCCGCCGAAGCTGTGCCTGCTCCTGTTGCGCTAACTCCGATTGATAATCCTGCAATAATGTTTCGAGTAGACGAGCGAGAAACATCGTTAGAATCTGTGTAGTTAATAGTTAAAGATGCCGTTGTTGTAATCGGAGCTTGAACTATCGCAACAATTCTCACGCCTATTCCATCAGTGTATCTTGTTAATGAACTTGTGTTATCTAAGACTTGTGGGTCTAAATCATCGCAATCTATTAAAGGGTAAAATCCTAAATAATCTAATAAATGAACTTGATCTGGCGAAATTGTATTAGCTGCTGTGTTGGGATTTAAAGCTTGCCACCTTGCTAGATGCTTTGTCTTGTTAGTCTCGAATGGCCCGACATATACGCCGCCATTACCAGAACCCTCCAAAACGTTAAAGGCTTGTTGTGTTCCCGCAAAAGCATTGTATTTTGGCGTTCCAGAAGTTTGATTTAAGTCTACAAAAAAACCAGCGGTTGAGGGAACAGGCGTAGTCTTAAAAACATACTGATAATGGTATGAACCACTATCAGCTATAGCTTGTCCAATCTTAGAAAACGCCTTAATCGACATTCGTAATCACCACTATTCTTGCATCTTGAACTTGTCTCATTTTTTCAATAACATCTTCACGCATATAGGCCGCACAGATACCAAAAAGCTGCTCATTGGACTCTTTCAGAATCTCAATAATTTGTTTTAATTGTTCTTCGTTCAACCCTTCAAGCATAATTAGTCCAGAGTAAATGTTAAGGCATCAGCCGCAAACTGTGGCTGGATACCTGTAGATACTGGGATTGAAGTATTCAACGCCGCACGAACTATGATGGTTCCTGCGCCAGAATCCGTAGTTACTATTGCGCAGTATGTGATAGTTTCAGAGCCAGAAGTACACTGAGGAAACTGCTCAAGGTTTGCGTTCGAGATCTCATTCCCCAAAACTGTAAAATCAGTCGCTCTGGTAACTGCTACCCTTGCATACGAGCCGTAAGCCGCCTCATTCGTGGTGGCTGTTCCCGCCTCTCCTGGGTCTGCGGTGTAAAGCGCTAACCATAAATCTGTATTTCCATCCCATGATACGTTTGTTCCGACAAAGATGTAGTTTAATACCGCCGTCTCTGCTGTGTTTGAAAAGCTCATTTATTTCTCCTAACTGTAAGTTAAACTTGTTCTATTATCCCAGATGTTATCAAAGTTGGCGTCGCCATCCGCATATAGTATTGTTCCGTCAGACTCTGTTTCTCTAAAGACTCTCCAGACAGAGCCAGAAGTAACAGAGCCAACAGCGGCTACGCCATAATAAATAAAGCCACCAACGGTCTGCGTTCTGAATGTGTACGGTGTAGATATTTGATCTACACTACTCTTAACATCTTGAAGCTGATTGCCAGAGCCGCTTCCGCTGTATTTCATTTATCTGTAATATGTTATGTTTAATTTTGCAGAGCCGGTGACTTCGATAAGCTTGATCTCAGAGAAATCCCCCGTGTACATGAGAATATCTCCAGCGGCAATGATCATCCCGACCGACGCCGTTGGGTCTGTGCCGTCATCTCTCCATCGCACGTTTTGGGTCTCGGCCTGAATCATTGCTAATGTGGCTCCAGCGGGAGCTGTTATACCAGTAGCGGCGGCCAAAGAAGTTATTTGCTGAAAAGCCCCCTCAATGGTCTCCACATATCCAGCTCTTGTCTGAACACCCTGTACTTTAGGCATTATCCCACCATTTCCTTAAGTTTTTTTAACTTATGTTCGTACTCAGCAATTAGTTCGTTTGAATCTTTTTTTAACTGCTCAGCCTCTTCTATTGATCTCTTAGCTTGAGACATCTTTTCTGATAAACTTTCTTTTGCTTTTTCTTTTTCAGCCTCAAACTCTGACTTATCAAGTTCAAATTTTTTGAACTTCAAATCAACTTCTAAAGATTTTTTATCTAACTCTAACTTTTTTTTATTTAACTCAGAAGACTTCTCAGAAATATCTAGCTCCATTTTTTTTATATACTCTAGCTTTTCATCTGCTTCCGACAGCTTAACAGACCACTCTGCGATCTTTTGATTCGTCAGATTATACTGTTTTTTTAACTCTTGATAATCTTCAGAAATTAAATCTATAGCTTCTTTTACTTTTTTAGCGTCAGAAACTATAGCCAGAATTTCTTTCAACTCAGAAAGTGCAGAGCCTTGAAAAAGCCCACTGCTTTTCATCTGCATTTAAACCACCTTATGCTGGAGGCCAGTTGCCTTTTAAAATATGTTGTTTGAACTGCTCAAGCCCTTCTAAAACTTCGTCTTTAGTCAAAGAACGCTGAGAAACGCCATCTCTGCCATAAACAGCAGTTGCATCTAAATCCACAGTCAATTCGATAAATTTAGAGTTTGTAGCGCTTCCAACCTCTTCAGTCACCTGTCCGTCTACAGCTTGCTCTCCGGCATTAACTTTATATCTTCGTGTAGCCATTTAAACCTCATTAAAAAGGGGCCGAAGCCCCTGTTGTTAGATCGCGTACAAGCACTTTGCTAAAATTGTTCCAGCAGCGTCAGCGTCGCCAGTCAGGGTGATAACAACGTCGTAAGAAATTGCAGGGTCTGCCGACAAGCCAAGAAGCTCGTAAACTTTTCTGTAAGAGTTTGCAGTGGTAATAAGATTGCCATTGCTAACCTCTAAAGCTGCGATTGCTCCGTCTTTGAAAGACTGAGACGCAATGAAAAAATCCGCATCTACAACAGCGCCGCCATCAGCAGTCGTCTTATAAAGACCAACGTGACCAACAGTAGTTGTGCCGATATCTGGAGCTGTCAATCGCAGAGAATGAACTACTGCGTTTGATGGAATTTGCCCCAAGATATATTTTGAATTTGCGGAATTTCCACTTGCCACAGCTACGCCAGCTTGAAATCCGCGCAGAGCAGCAGCAGCGTGAGCCGCATCGTTAATTACTTTAGGCGACGCATCTCTATTCGTTATCGCCTGTGATTTTACAGTTACTACAGCCATTTAAATCTCCTTAAATTAGTTATCAAAAAAGAGGGGTATTCCTACCCCTCGGTTAATTAAGCCTCAGAACACTTGATTTCGATTACTTTTTGCTCGTCAAGACGAGTGGCGCCGATGGTCATTTTCAGGTAAGCCTGCCAAGGATGCGCTGACAAGTCTTTGCGCTGGTCTACGTCAGTGTACAAAGAACCCCATTGACCCAAGTGCATGCCAGACTTAACCCATACTGGAACCCGGCGATAAGATAAACCATCTACGCCAAGCAGCTCAGTGTGGATAAAGTTAATTCCCATGAATCGAGTGATTTTACCGTCAACCAGAACTGGCTTAGAGTTGAAATCAGTTGAAATCACGGTGGTTTCAGCCAGAAGATCATCGTGCTGTTTTGCGGTGATAGCCGCATAAACTTGCTCTGAGTTAAGGTCTACGTTGTAAGCCATCAGAATTTTAATAGCTTCACGCAGCTTCCTAACATTCAGACCTGTCGCAGAAGATGCTCCCGCATTAGCGGACACCTGATTTGCAGACAAGAATGAGGTAGAGCCAGAACCAGTTTTACCAGTCTTGGCATCACCAAAGAAAGCATTGATAACCTCTTGGTCCATCTGACGATTTGCAGCAGCAACAGCGTTTGCAACGTAAGAAGATTTAGGGTCAGTCAACAGTCGGGCTTGGTCAAAACTATCTAACAGTTGTGGCAGATCGTAGTCGTTAGGAGTAACCCAACGTCTATCAACCACAGCATCCACGCGACCGATATCAGCAAAACGGCCAGCAGGAGACTGCATAGCAATTTTTTCGATCTGGTCTACTGGAGAGGCTTGTTCGCCGATGTGCGAACCATTCATAACAAAACTTTTTAAACGGGCATCTTTTTGTTGCAACAGTAACTGGATGTTAGTTGCGTATTGTTGAGCGTATAAGCTCGGTAAATTTGCAGACATTAAGTCCTCCTTAAAATAAATTGAATTTACATCTCACGATGTTCTCTTCGTTTTATTCCTGAAAGGACTTGTCCGCTTTCGCAGGGTCTATTTCTTAGAATTTAAATAGCTTGCGATCTTTCGCGCCGTCAATCGGCTTCTGACCTGAAGTTCCCGATGTTTGCTCTGCTTTCGCAGATGGTCCGGCTGAATCCTGCATAACATAACTCTCATAATCCTTCGCTCGCGCTATCACCTCACTTGCGTCGAGATGAGCTTTAGAGACTAAAGCAAGCTTTAAACATTCGAGTTTTATTTCTACACTCACAGCCGTACCTCAATTCTTTTTTACATCTTATGTTTTGTCAATAAATTATTTTAACTTAGACCTACGTCTGCCCAATGGCCCATTTATTCAGGTTTTCAAATTCCTGCCTAGCCTGAACATCACCGTTATAATAGCGATTGAACCACTCAGTATCCTGCATCAACTGATTGATTTTTTCTTTGGCCTGAGCTGGTGGCAACACCTTTGTTCCAAAGCCTTTCGCTCCAGTCCCGCCGACAAAATCAGGCTCGCCAATTTTGGCGCCGATATTATTCAATAGCTCCATGACGGGCTGAAATCCCATAACTGACTCCAGCTGAGCCACTTGCTCCGAAGTAATGCCAAACTGTTTCGCTGCCGATTGAGCCACTGTTAAATTCTGATCGTAAGCGGCTCCCCACTTAGTCTTTAACTCATTCACCATCTGATCGGCTTTTGCCTTGTGCTGCGTCTCTACCTCTGTGGCCTCCACTTTAGCGTACTCATCAAACGACTTAAACAGAGCCTCTGCTTGATTTCTATTTAACCCCAGCTTGTGCGCAGTCTCTGTGTACCACTTAGCTAATTTCTCGTTTTCAGCCCTAATCCCATACTCTTCTGGTTTTTCTGGGCGCCCAAGACGCTTCCACACGTCTGCCATCGCCTTCTCATCACCGAGATTGTCAGGCACCTGCAACAGCTTCTCTTTAACACCAATCAGCTTCTCAAGGTTTCTATACGAGTCCACAACTGACGCTGGGTCTTTAAATCCCTTCGTAGATACATAACCCTTTAAATCATCAGAAAGACCAGTGTGCCAATCTGTAGGAGCAGGAATCCCAGCAGTATTTGCAGCCGCAGTCCCAACTGGCGTTTCGTTCGTGCTCGCTCCAGTTCCGTTCGGCGTCTCAGTTCCACTCATTATTTTTCCTTTCCATACTTATCCCAGTATTCATCGGGGGTAAGGTTTAAATGTTCCATGATACGCAAGAAAACTTCCCGTCTCCCCTCGAAACAGGCGTGAATCCTTGCGTCCTCATGGAAACATGGTTTATTCGCTTTACAAAATTTCGCTAAATCCTTTAACACAGCATCGACCGCGATATCGTCTTTTTTAAAAACCAGCATATAAGCCGTCTGACGACCGCGAATGAAATCCTTAGCTTTTTGAATTAAATCCATCAAACCTCAACCGACGATTATTTCTTAGCTGTCTGCTTCATAATAGACGCAACACTAGGGGCTGCGTCAATCATTTGTTGTTCCTGCTGGGCCTGCACTCTTTGCTGTCTAATTCCCTGCACCTGCTCCATAGATCGCATCCATCTCTCAGGAGTTCCCTGAATCGACGCAACCTCTGGAATAATAACATCCCAATTAAAATAATCCAGCGGCTCAGGATTCTGAGTCACGTTCACAACCTGCAGCGCGTTCTCGACCGTCCTCATTAAACCAGACGCCTCTTCAGCTCTCTGCGCTCTGCTAATCGGAGAATCGTATTCAATCCGGTACTCACCCTGGGCTTCAATCAACTCCTGCGGCATCTCAGGCAATACGCCGAGTTTCGCTAGAATATCTATCTCTCGCTCAATCATAGGGCCGAGCTTTTCAGTGTGCTGCCGACCAATCGTGGGCGCGAGCAGCATCCCTTTTTCCTTAGTTCTCTCTAAAACTTCAGTCGCAGTCATCTGTGGATTTTCTGTCAGAATCTGAAATACGCTCGTCAAAAACGCATCTTTAATAACGGCACGCTCCTGCTCCATCATATCAAGACCGATATCTACTCGCCCGACCTGAAGCGCTTTTACCAACTCTCGACCGTCAGAATTAACTCCGCCGATATTCAAAGCTCCAGCTCTCATCGAAAATCCATCGGCAATCCCGTCATCCGCAACCAACAACACGGGGTCTACAGTTCTCTGCCCCTGCTTTAAAACTGTTTTTTTCTGCTCATTCAATACTTTAATTGTCGGCAAAACCATCATCGCTGGCGATCTTCCATAAACTTCAATAGGCGACTGATCGTACCTAGAAATCGAATACGGGAACG